AATAGAGGCCCCACAAGAAGTTGGAACGGATAAATGGCAATAATACCTCAGACTAGAATCACACCAAGAACAAGAAAAATAGAAACAGTATACGCAGATTTTCACAAAGATCTGACTACAAATCCATTTTCTAATGATCTTGCACTTAAAACAGATGAAGAGGCAATTAAAGAGTCTCTTAAAAATATTATATTAATGGATAAAGGTGAAAAACTATTCCGACCATCATTTGGTGGCAATATTAAAGCAATGCTTTTTGAATTAAATAGTCCCGCTACTATAAAATTAATTCAAGAACAACTTAAAAGTACCATAAATAACTATGAACCAAGAGTAGAATTAATTTCAGTTGAAGTTTATAGTTTAATAGACGACAATAGAGTAGTAATAAAGATAATTTATGCTCTTAGAAATAGAGAAGAGCCAATTCAAGTAGAGTTTATTTTGGAAAGAGTAAGATAAAATGGCAAAGACACCTATTACTGAACTTGATTTCTTTGCGATTAAAGAACAATTTAAAACATATTTAAAAACACAGACATCTTTTAAAGACTATAACTTTGAAGGCTCAAACATGTCTATTCTATTGGATGTATTAGCATATAATACGTTTCAGAATAACTTTTATACAAATATGGCATTATCAGAAATGTTCCTTGATACTGCACAATTAAAAAATTCTATTGTGTCTCACGCAAAAGAACTTAACTATTTGCCAAAATCTTCTACTTCTGCCAAGGCAATTGTAAGAGTGACATTTACAGATACCAATGGAGCAAGTACCGTTACAATTCCAAAGGGAACTAAATTTACATCTTCATCTAATGGTAATTCTTTTAACTTTGTAACTGCACAAGTTTTCCTTGCAAGAAAAACTGCTGTATCTGCCGATGGTTTAACTGCAACCTACGTAGCGGATCAAGTTGAAATTTTTGAAGGTGAAATATTTACAAACTTTGAAACTGAAGGTTATTTTGTAGAAGACACAGCATTCAAGTGCGTATTATCAAGTGAAAATGTTGATATTTTATCAGTAGCAGTAAGCACTGATGATAATGAATTGCAATATACATATAAAACAGACATATTTGGTGTTGAACCAACAGATCGTGTATTCTATATCGAACCATACTTTGACGATAGATATGCTGTAGTTTTTGGTAGAAATACATTTGGTTTACAACCAAGCCCAGATGAAAAGATACAAATTGAATATCGTGTGTGTAATGAAGATGCTTCAAATGGCGCATCTAAATTTGCAACATCATTTAAAACTGGTGTGAGAGTAGAAACAATTCAAGCTGCAGCTGGTGGTGCACCTAAAGAAACACTTGAAAGTATTCGTTTCTTTGCTCCCCGTTCTATTCAAATTCAAGAAAGAGCTGTTACAACTAAAGATTATGAGATCTTGCTTAAACAAAAATACAATGAAATACAGGCAGTTTCTGTTTATGGTGGCGAGAATCTTGAACCACCACAATTTGGAAAGGTTGCTATTTCTGTAGTGCTCGAAGGTACAAATGATCTTTCGGAAAGTAGAAAGAATGAGTTTAAAAGATATCTCATTGATAAAACTCCATTGACCATTGAACCTATATTTGTAAGTCCAGAATTTATGTATGTCGACGCTTTGGTCAACATATATTACTCATATAAGCAGACAAATAGAACTGAAAGTGAATTAGAAAATTTAATCAGAAAAGTAATGTTTGATTATGATACAGTTAATTTAAGTGCATTTGGTGCTACTCTCCGAACTTCAAAATTAATGGCACTGATAGATGATGTAGATGATGCAATACTAAGTAATAGTCTTGAATTAAGAGCTATTATTGAATATTCACCTCCGCTACTATTACCACAGAACCCGACATTTAAATTTGGATCTCCACTTATAAAACCATACCCGTTCGTAAATTCATCCGGTTTTGCAGATTTTAAACCTACTATTGCAAGTTCTATATTCTCTTACAATGGTATATGTGCGCTATTACAAGATAATGGTTCTGGTATCATACAGATTATTACCAGCGATACTATAAATACCAGAGTATTGAATGCAAGTGCTGGTACAGTAGACTACACAACTGGTACTTTAAGATTAGTTAATTTTACTACGGATGATTATTCAGGTTCTGCTATTAAAATATTCGCAAGAAAGAAAGAAGCGGATATTATTGCTCCAAAAAATAGACTTCTTCAATTAAGAGATGAAGATATTAGAATAATCTTTAACGAGGTTTCTTCATAATGGATATTGAAAAATTTATAGCATATCAGATAGAAAAACAATTCCCTTCGCTCTTTAGAGAGGAAGGTACTGAATTAGTAGCACTGATAAAATACTATTATGAATTTTTGGAAACAGATGTTTCTGCATTTTATGTACAGGGTACTAAAATAGTAGATGGAGTAAGCCAAACATTTTCAGAAAAATTCAAGATAAGAAAAGATGCAGAACAAAGACTTTTTGATCTAAAAAAGATACCTTCATATTCTAATTTAGTGTTAAAAGAAGATAAAAATCAAAGTGTTTATAATAACAGAAGATTATTTGAATTTAGAGATATAGATAATACTCTTGAAGATATGGTAATATTCTTTAAAAATAAGTATATGAAAGATCTGCAATTAGATGGTAACAATACACGATTTATTGTAAAAAATATTCTTGATCTATATCGAAGACGAGGCACACCTGATGGTGTCGAACTCTTCTTTAGATTATTTTATAATGAAAATATTGAAATATATTATCCTTCAGAGGCTATATTAAAACCTTCTACCTCATCTTGGAATCAAGGCATATTTTTACAACTTTATCCAAAAGAAATAACAGAACTTAAAGATTTAACAGGGCGATCTATATACGGATCTATTTCCAAAGCCGAAGGTATTGTCAATAGAATTTCATTTACACTTGTAAATAATGCCCTAATACCTATTTTATTTTTGAGTAGTGTAAAAGGTAACTTTATAGGGTACGATGACATATTCAGTATCATAGATGGAACTATTGTAAATTTTGGAATAGTATATGGATCATTGGATTCTGTCAATATAAATCAAACTGATCCTAGGGCAACAACCGGAAATGAAATTGGAGACTTAGTAAACGTAACTTATGCAGGCGCCCGCGGCGGCAAAGCAATAGTTACAGATGTTTCACAAACAATCAGTGGTGAAATAACTTATGAGTTTTTAGAAACTGGATTTGGTTACACAGAAGAAAATACATTATTGCTGGTGTCAAATCAAATTATATTTCCATTTAAGTTTACTACTGAATCACCAGATTTAATTGACGACTTGGTAGTATTGGAAACCGTACAAGACCAATTCGGTAATGTTGGTAAAGTAATAGGCGGGAACGAAACCATTTTTGGTATAAAAATGGATGAGGGGATGCAATTTACTTCCAATTCCGTTATTACAACCACAAGAGCAGTAGACAATACTATAGTGATATCAGGTGCTGAAATCATAATAGATAGTCCTAATATTATAATTGTAAATAAAACAGCTAATAATTATTTTAGTGATAATGACATTTACTATTTTGATCTAGTAACACCTAAAAATGATTCTTCTCCGGGGCCTTTATATCCAGAAACAGCAAACACAGAAATACTTTCGGTTAAATTAAATGAATTAGATAATGAAGAAACTGTATCTCTTATTGTAGATATAATTGGCAATTTCTTAGATGTACAACTCGATTCAGTAAACTATAATGATCCACCCGCATTAACTGTAATGAGCGGTAATACCGATCCAGTTGATGCTAATACTCCATTAAACGAAGCATTTAATTTGGAACCATTTACTATTGGTTCAATCAAAAAGTTCATAAACATAAAGCCAGGAACAGATTATAAGAATAAAGTATTTGCTGTTGCATATGATCCAGTTATGAAAAATTTTGATGTATATAATCAGATTATCACATTGGAAACTATATCCGCAACACTTGAAGTCGGAAGTATTATAACACAAGGTAGCGGCCCATCGGAAATTTCTGGGAAAATAATTAAAATTGTTGAAAATACCATATTTGTACTTCCTTATTCTTATTATGGATTTACAAGTAATCCCATTACATTCAATGGAAATAATTTTAATGTTCTAAGTATCAGTAGAGATTATAGTTCGGCACCAATTGGATTTAATGCTAATATTAATGCAATTACCGAATTTGCTGTAGGAAAAATATTAAATGTTGAAGTAACAAATTCTGGATATGGTTATGGCGATAAAGAAGAAGTAACTATTACCGATGATTTTGGAGATGTACTTGCGGTTGGTGTGGCAAATGCAAGAGGCCAAGGTAGAATTGAAGGTAGATGGTCCTCGAAGGAATCGCACTTAAATTTCCAAAGCGGAAAGGTACTTCAAGATAGTGACTATTACCAAGAATATTCATACGAGATACAGTCACAAACGGATATAAATACCTATAAATCTACTCTTACTGAAGTATCACATCTTGCAGGAACAAAAATATTTGGAAAATTTGTTTTAAAAGACGAGGCAAAGGTAAATACTACTGCTAGATTTTCTATAATAAGAAACACTTGAGGGAAAAATGTCAATTATAACAAATAAATTTAAGACAAGTAATGTTACAGATTTCAAGCAAGATTTTATAGATTCAGATTACTATGTTTTTGTTTCTTCTACACAAATAACACAGACAAATGATTCCGAGTATTATATAAATGAATTTTTAGAGAATACACTTTTTGGTAAAAAAATAAACCCCGATGAAGTATTCTTTATGATAGATAATAATAGATGGCAATCTGGTTTAATTTATGAAAAGTACGATGATAAATCAGATCTATCAGATAAAAAATTCTATGCAATAGTCTATCCTACTGATAATAGTACTGGCGATTATAGAGTGTACAAGTGTCTTTCAAATGATCATGGTGCTAAATCTTTCAATCCACCAAATTATGATCCAGATACAGATGAACAAATTTATAGAATGGGTGATGGTTATGTTTGGAAATTTATGTACGTGATATCTACTGTAGAATACCAAAAATATTCCGCACTTCAATATTTTCCAATCGTGTATCCCACTGCTGTAATTACAAACGTTGTTGCAACGGGAACTGCAATTACATATTTCGCGGACAATATTTTTAAACCTGGTATGATTGTAACTGTAAAAGGTATTATACCAAATCAATTTAATGTTACTGATAGAGTGATTACTGCCGCATCAATTACTTCATTTACAATTAGCGGTACTGAAACTGGATCGTATCAAATAACATCACAAGGTGAATGTGTTGTAAAAAATGGGCTCGTTAATAAGCGATCCATTGATCACATTGAAGTTGAAAATTATGATTTAAATAAAGGATATGAATTAAGATCTGGAATAATAGAAGAAGTCGGTGAAACTAATATTACAATATCATCACCTAAGCTAGATTTAAATCCTTTAGCTAATTATTATTCCGGCCAGACCTTTTATGTTATAGATACAAATAATTATGCAAATACATATACTATAGATACATATAGTTATAACGAATCTACCAAAAAAGCAATTATCACACTTTTAGATAAAGATTCGTTTATTGATATTAATTTTGATTTTGAAATTTTCCCTAAAATTGAAATAGCGGGGGATGGTACTGGTGCAGAAGCTGTGCCCAAAATAAACAGTCTAGGTACAATAGAAACTATATTAATTCTAAATAAAGGTAGTGGTTATACACGTGCAACAGCAAGAATAGTAACACCTCTTTATGGGTTTGATACTGTATCAGCATTATCAACTGATGTTGAAGCAATATTAAGACCTATTTTATCACCTAAAAATGGGCATGGTTATAATTTTGAAACTGAATTACTATCTAGAAGAGCACATGTATATACATCTTTAACTGATACTGATAATATAACTATACCATCATCAAATGTGTATACTAGAATAGGTATTGTAAAAAATCCAGAATTTACATCTAATACAGATTTATTTGATAACAGATTAAAACTTACACTTAGTTCAAGCATTTTAACTGTTGGTGAAACTGTGACTCAAAGTTATCAACAACCTATTTCATTTTCCTCTGAAGTTCATGCTGTTGATGGAAATATAGCATATTTGTGTAATTATCACGGACCATATAGAACGTATCCTTCTGCAAACAGTTCTGCAGAAGGATATGAAGATATTCCAATAAACATAAAGAGTTCTATTATATCATCTCAAAATCAGATATTGAATATAAATAACATTATAAGACCGAATTACATCCAGAAAACTGGGGATGTATATTATGTAACTAATTTTGTTCCGATCACTCGAACAACTACTTCGAATGAAGAATATAAGATCGTATTAGAATTTTAAGGATAAAAAATGCCAATTCGCACTAATCTAAATGAGTCTCCATACTATGATGATTACGATATTACTAAACAGTACCATAGAGTTTTATTCAGACCTGGTTATGCAGTTCAAGCAAGAGAACTGACTCAGCTTCAAACAATTCTACAAAATCAAGTAGAACAATTTGGTGATAATATCTTTAAAGAAGGTAGTATTATTAAAGGGTGTAACTTTACTGAATTATCAGCATTAAGTTATGTAAAAGTAACAGATACTGCGGTCAATATCATAAATCCCCTGTTAGAAATAACAGTAAATGAACTTGTTGGTGGGATTGATCCAGAAACTGGAATTGAAACATTTTATGAAATTGAAGGTGCTATAACTGGGCTGAAAGCATTGATTATAGCTGCGGCATTTGGTTTTGAAACTAATGATCCCGATTTAAATACATTCTTTATTAATTATCTAAATTCAAACGAAGCACAAGAAAAAGTTTTTGATCAGAATGAAACTTTAGAAATTTATAGATATACAATAACTGATGATGTAACAAGTGTCGGTGTAAAAGTAGCAGAATTTTCAGTGACATCAAGAGCAAATCATGTTGGAAAATCATTTGGTGTACAATCTGCTATAGGTATTACATATCAAAAAGGTCACTTCTTATATGCCAAAGAACAAATTGTAATACTAACAAAGTACACAAATGTACCAAATAACATTTCAGTTGGTTATAGAGTAAGGGAAAGCTTAATTAGCCCTCTGACCGATAATACACTCTATGATAATTCGATTGGTACACCTAATTTTAATGCCCCTGGTGCAAACAGATTAAAATTAGAACCTGTACTTATTGCAATTTCAACCGTGGAAGCAGATGGAGATCCTACATTCTTTACACTTGCCCGTTATATTAACGGAAGTGCTGTTCAGGTTAGAGACGTTTCTCAGTATAATGTACTTGGTGAGGAAATGGCTCGTCGTACATTCGAAGAATCTGGCAATTATATTGTGCGCGGCTTTAAAACAAAAGTTATCAACACCGCAAATGGAGCTATACAGGCAGCAGTGGAACCAGGTGTAGCATATGTCAAAGGCTATAGAATAGAAACTAAGGGCGAGATCTTTGTTCCTATTGACCAATTGGAACTTTCTGATACTGAGACACAAGCAAATCAACCTGTATCTTTCAATTACGGATCATATGTTGATATTGCAAATACAGATTCAATGGGAACACTTCCAGTTGGAACATACGCAACCGCTTCTCTAAAAAATATTAGTAATACTACAATTGGTACTGTAAGAGTAAGAAACTTTACCCCAGATAGAGTATATGTTTCAAACATCAGAATGGGTGCAAATAATTTTAGTGATGTAGCTTCTATTGATGGAGCTGCAGGTTCTGTAAAAATTATTCCTACTATAAAACAGAAAAGTAATGACACTTCAATTTTTAATGTCGGTGAAACATTTCTTAAAAGTGTAACAGATATCAGTATTCCCGTAAGAAAAGCAAGAGCATTAACTAATATTGCAGACACGTTTACTTTGACTTCACTCTCGGGTGAAGATTTTAATGTTCAACTCGATGATACCCTTATTGTAGATACAACACAAGATAATCTTCAGATATCCAGTATTGTAAAAGATAGTTCAACTCAATTGACTATTAATTTAGTGGCAGGCCAAACACCAGCTGCTACAGGGACTATTTACTACAATTCCAGAGTACAACTTGCAGAACCATACGACAAATTAGATACAACACTTTATGTCAAAGCAACATTCTCTGCTGGAACAACAAAATATAGTCTTGGTTTCCCAGATGTGTATCAATTAGTAAGCATAACAGATTCTGGAAGTAATGATGTTACTAATAGTTTTAGATTAATAGAAAATCAGCAAGATCATTACTATGATCTTTCATACATTGAATATATACCTGGTCGCCCAGTTCCTGCCAATGGTCTTATGACCATTAGAGTAAAAGCATTCAAAGTAAGTACTGCAACAGGATCATATTTCTTTACAGTTGATAGTTATCCAAATACAATAGATCTAAGTTATATTCCTTCATATAAAACATCATCTGGCACAACATTAAATCTAAGAGATTGTGTAGACTTTAGACCACATGCAGCAAATACTGTAGCATATGCAAGTGCCGAAGTACTGGGAACAGCTCCTACTGTAAGCACAGCCGTAGGTGCAAATCCTACGTTTACTGGTACTTTCTTAATACCAGCGCTTAATTCTGCGGCAACACTTGATTACGAATATTATCTTAATAGAACTGATATTATAACAATAGATTCGTATGGTAAATTTTCTGCAACAAAAGGTAAACCTTCAAGAAAATCTCGGTCACCTACTATCGGTGACGATAAATTAGTCATTTCAGAAATTTACGTACCCGGGTTTCCTGCCATATCTTCTGATAGAGCATCACAGGAAAATAAACCAGCATTGGCAATAAAATCCAAGACTTTGGGCGCGAAAACATATACGATGAAAGAAATCGGAGATCTTGACAGTAAAATCAGTAAACTTTTCTACTATATGTCCGTATCATTATTGGAAGCATCTACACAAAATCTAAATATCACAGATGAAGCTGGTATTACTAGATTTAAAAATGGTATTCTCGTAGATCCATTCAATGATTTATCAATAGCAGATGTTAAGAATCCAGAATTTAATGCATCACTAGATTTTACAGAAAAATCACTTTTACCTGCTGTTAAAACAATACCTATTAATCTAAAATATAAAACATCCTCGAATGTTTCATTACACCCAAGTAGTGCAGAAATAGATGCTGCAACTCTTGCAACATCAATTAACACACCGTTAATTACACAACCTTATGCAACAAGCTTTAGAAATTGTGTAAGTAATTTCTATGACTATATTGGAACTGGTTTCTTATTTCCAGAATATGATGGTGCATATGATACTGTAACAGCACCATCTCCAAATATAAACATTGACATTGCAACACCATTTATTGAATATACTGAAGCACTACAGGAATTTGTACCATTAACTTCAACTCAATCAACTTTGCTAGAATCACGTATAGAAGAAATTGGAAGAACAACTTCAGGCAAAGGTAAAGGTCGAAGTACTACCGTTAGCACACAGCAAACTGATATTATTCAAGATATAACTCGTTCCCTTCAAGTTTCCGAAGGTCGTGTTAATGAGCAAAATCTAGGTGAATTTGTTACAAACTTCAACTTCAATCCATTTATGAGATCAAGAGAAGTTAAAATCTTGATGCACGGTTTAAGACCAAATACACGTCATTATTTCTTCTTTGATGATATTGATGTGAATTCAAGTGTTATCCCTGGCTTAGTTCCTTCATCAGATTCTGTTCGTGATGTAGTTGCAAAAGGGACTACAGTTGCAAGTGTCATTACAAATTCTAATGGTAGTCTTGCAGCAATATTCACAATACCATCTGCAGCATTCTATGTCGGCGATAGAGTTCTATTGGTATCTGATGTTGATAATATAGATTCTGTATCATCTGCAGGAACATCTGGTGGTTCAATTACTTATAGAGCATATAATTTCTCTGTAAATAAGCAAAGTCTAACTCTCACGACACGTGAACCTGAAATAAGAGTTTCAGAAACTTCAACAACTAGAACTGTAGTAAATAGACCTGTAGCAGTAACTACAGGAAACTCTGATCCACTAGCACAAACATTCTTTATAAAATCTGCAATGGCAAACGGAGCAGATTGTATCTTTGCTTCACGTGTTGACTTGTTCTTCAAGAGAAAAAGTGTTACCAACGGTGTCACAGTCATGCTAAGAGAAGTCATTAATGGCTATCCAGCTGCGGAAATAATACCTTTCTCTAAAGTGCACTTAAATGCAAGTGATGTTGCAATTTCAGATAATGGTTTGACTGCAACATCTGTATTCTTCAAAGCACCTGTAAGACTTGATGTTGAAAAAGAATATGCAATTGTTATTATGCCTGATGCAGGTGATCCTGATTATCTAATATATACTTCAAAGGTGGGTCTAACTGATCTAATTACAGATTCTCCTGTAGTTATGGACTGGGGTGACGGTGTTCTATTCACTTCTACAAATAATAGAGCATGGCAGTCATACCAAGATGAAGACATCAAGTTTACACTTTATAGAAGAGAATTCAGTCAATCAACTGGAACTGTAACTCTTACAAATGAAGATAACGAGTTCTTGACTCTTTCAAATATTACTGGTGACTTCCAAAATGGAGAACTCGTATACGTACTCAAATCTGTCGGCGGTGGAACATCAAATACGATATCTCTTTCTGCTGGAAATACTACTTCTACAGGGACAGCACTTTCAACTACATACAATCAATATGACTATGTATATGTTGAAAGTGGCGCAAATAAAGATTTAATGAAGATCGTAGAAGCTCCTACGTCGGGAGCTATGATATTTGATAAACCTTCTAAATTTACCGGATCATTTATTGCAAATCCTGCTGTAATAGGTAAAATTGTTTACTATACCAATAGAAATCCTGAACTTATGATACTCGAAGGTTCATCAGCAAGTCTAACTAAGGTATTATCTCCTGGTGATACTATTGTAGGATTTGTAACTGAAGCATCGGCAACAATTTCAACAGTTGATAATGTTGAATTGAGTTACATGCAACCAATCATATTAAAAACAAATAACAGTGTTACTGATGTTACAATGACTGGTACATTCACAGATCCTTCAGATACTGATGTGACATATACAAGAAATATTCCATTTAATAATAAGACAACATTTAACGAAAAAGGCTGTATTATTTTCAGTAAATCAAATGGTGTTAAACCGTTTGACATAACATTAACTCTTACTAATGGAAATAATACTACCGCATCACCATTTGTAGATGTCGAAACTGCTACTATGTTAGCATATCAATATAAAGTTGGTGCTAATACAGATAACACTTCTGCATATATTTCACGGACAATTGAATTGGCTGAAAATCTAGATGCAGAAGATTTTATTCTCTACACTACAGCATACAGACCCTTAAATACAAGTATTAATGTTTATGTCAAAGTTCAACATGCTTCTGATCCAGTTGCATTTGAACTAAATGATTGGATACCATTAGAATTAGTTGAAGGTGCTGAAGTTTATTCATCAACAAGTAATACTAATGATTTTAAAGAGTTTGTATATAAATTACCAGAAACTGAAAAGGTCGGCGGTGTATTAACATATTCCAATACTTCCGGTGAATATTCTGGTTATAGAAAATTTGCTGTAAAGATAGAATTTATAGTTGATGAGGTATCCGGAAGATTACCAATCGGTTCAATACCAAGACTTCTCGATTATAGGGGGATTGCACTTACATGATTAGAGACGAAAGAACAAAGGCATTAATTAATACCGATGCGGATGCCCTTTATAAATACAAAATGGAAAGAGATAAAGTACGAAAGATGACTTCTATGCAGAAAGAAATAGATCATCTTTATTCTCAAGTAGAAAATTTATATAAACTCTTAGAAGATAGAATAGAGAAGAATAATGGCAAAATCCGCAATAACTGAAGTATCTGCTAATAATACATTTCAAGTTTGGTTAGACAAAACAAATGAACTTGTAAATCTTGTTCAAAGTGATATAGTTACTGCTTCTCTTGCTTCTGCAAATGGTGACATTACAATCGGTAATGCAACACTTGATGGTAATTTTAGAGCCAATACTATAACTGCATTTGACCTATTAAGAGTAGATTCTATAAGTCCAAATGTTGGATCTACAGCAATAGAATTTACTGCTCCAGTTAATATAGTCACAAACCAGACAGTTTTGGAAAGACTTTCAAGTACAACTGGCCCGAGATTATCATTTTATAATACTATAGACTCTGATTGGCAAATTGGTTTTGAAAATAATACAACAAAGAAGTTTGTAATTACTAATGGCGGAGGTGCTCTTAAATTAGATACTTCCGGAAATCTAGAAATCACTGGTATTTTTTCTGGTACTGCTCAAACCGCAAATACAGTCACTCTTGTCGCTACAAATACCACAAATGCTACACATTTTCCAGTTTTTGTGGATGCAGCAACTGGAAATGAAAATGTAAGAACAGATACTGGTTTTACATATAATCCAAGTACTGGTGCTTTAACTGCGACAGGCTTTGTTGGAGCATTAACTGGTAGCGTCACAGGTAATGTTACAGGAAATGTAACTGGTAACGTATCTGGTAGTGCTGGTTCTGTAACTAGTTTCACAGGTCGTACCACTAATGATCTCAGTGAAGGTACAACTAATCGTTATTACACCGATCCTCGCGCGCGACTTGCAATTAGTGGATCCACAGGTGTCACGTATAATGCTACAAGCGGTGCTATATCTATAGGCCAAGCGGTTGGCATCGGTAACAATGTGCAATTTGCAAATCTTACTACAACCGGAACTATTTCTTCAACTGGCGCAATATCATCAAATGGTGACATTACAGCATTCGCATCATCATCTGATATACGAAAGAAAGAAAATATTGTAAGAATAGATAATGCACTTGAAAAGGTTCTGCAAATAGGCGGTTATACTTACAACTTTAAAAATGATGATAGAAAAATAACCGGTGTTATTGCTCAAGAATTAGAAAAAGTATTACCAGAAGCAGTCTATGAAATAGATGATGAAGCATTTGGCGGAAAATCTAAAGCTGTACGATATGGTAATATTGTTGGTCTTCTTATAGAAGCTATTAAAGAGTTAAAAACAGAATTAGACGAAATAAAAGGAAGATAAAATGCTTTTACCATCTTTCGGCATTTTATGTAAACTTTTTAAAGAAAATGATAAAGACCAGTGTTATGTTAGAGTCAGAATAATATGATTCTAAAATTATAAATAACTAAAAAAGGTATAGTTAAATGTCAAAAATCTCTCAATTAGGTCCATTACTTGCAGATGAAACTGCATCCAGCGACCTTTTTGTTATGGTAAATCTTGTGCAAGGTGACAATGGTACAAAAAATATCACAAGATCTGAACTAGCAAAAGCCTTACAAAAAGAACCTTTTACTAATATCAATATAACTGGTGGCACTATAAACAATGTCACAATGTCAAATAGTGTAATTAATACTACTTCCATTGCAAGTCCTACTATTAGCAATCCAGCAATTACTGGTGGTTCTATTTCCAGTGCTACAATCAATACAAGTACTATAAATAATTCAGCATTAAATCAACCAATATTTGGAAATTTAAATGAATACGCGGCACCGTTAGATGATAATGATGAATTTATAATCCGTGAAGCACAAAATGGATCTACTGTTACAATTAAATTCTCTGATTTAAATGATGAAATTGCAGAGCAGTTAAAGAAAGTAAACAAAGTGTATGTAGCTGCTGATGCTGACGCCGGCGGCAATGGAAGTTATATGAAACCATATCAAACACTAGAACAAGCATTTGCTTTTATGAATTCAATAAATTATCCAATTTCAATTTCAGTAATGCCAGGTAATTACTATACGGAAGGGAATCTTTCACTTCCAGATAAATGTTCAGTCGTGTCAACAAATGGTCAATATGCAACAAATATACATCTATATGATCCAACTAATGGACCGGGTGTAGATTGGTACTTACATGATCCAATCGAAGAAAATTGTTTCTTGGTCGGATCTGGATGCTATATTCAAGGTTTCGGTTTCAGAAATATGAGAGTAGATGATTTTGATGATCCTACAAAAGGATTTGCTGTTGCATTCAGACCAGGTGCTACAATACTTAGATCGCCATATATAAAAGATTGCAGTCAGGTAAGTAACTATACAGAAAGAGCTATTGCGGCGCCGTTAGATCCAGTTAATGCTAATCCTCTTGTTGGTAGAGGTGGCGGTGTTCTTCTTGCAGATCGCGCGGTTTTAGATTATGATACAATTTTCCCATATATGTTAGCTTTTGGTGCTACACCAAGATCGCCAAATGGGATGGGATATGTTGCAAAGAATGGTGCTGGCATTAACGGTATCGGTTCTATTACAATTTTCCAAAGATGTGCTTTCTATGCACTTAATGGTGGTCAAGTCACACTCAATAACTCCGGCACACAATTCGGTGATATATCAATGCGGGCCAAAGGTTTTACCTATGTAGTAGAACCATATGAATTAACTGGTGTAGAAAAGAATGATTTAATTTTTGCAAATACAGCAGCAGAAACAATAGATAATGCACGTGACGATATTATAGAAGATATGTGGGAACGAATATACAGCGACTATGTTGTAGGTCTTGGATATGAAATAGATGAAGCACTTACTAGACGAGATGCAAACAGTTTTATTCAATCAATTTATTATGATTTAATTTCAGCAGGCCAAACAAGTTCTAGAAACTTTGCAGCTTCATTCTTTGACTATAAGGCAGATCACGTATTTCAAGTATTTAATCCATCGGATGAAGATGCAATATATATTGGAAGTGTTTCCGCTATTAGCGGTGAAGGCGGTCTTCCAGATGCAAATACAGTAGAACCAAATTCAGCATATATTGTTTATGATCCGGATGGAGAACCTATAAATATATATAAAGGTGATGTTTATGTTTCCGATGGATCTACTTGGACCAATACTGGTCCTAATGATACAACATTGCTAGATTCATTTATATTTGCATACGAAAGAATGAAAATATATATGTTAACATTGACTGCAGATACAGCGCAGCAGGATATGATCTCTACATTAATTAATAACATTATTATTAAAACTTTGTTGAATCCATCTAAACTATTATTTGGCAGTCTTATTGAAAGTTTGGCACATCAGTTTAACTTGGCGGGCGCAGGTGTAAATAAAAATGCGCTGCCACTTAACTTCAGAAGAGTCGGAAAGCCATTGCCTGCTAGCGGATCAGTATTAAAGGAAGATAGTGGTCGAGTAAGATGGTCAGGTGCAGATGAATTAAACAACCAGTATTTTGCTGGAGGTTTAAAAATTAACGGTAGGACCGGTCGTCTGGAAGGAAGACCTTTCACATCATCAGTTAGAAGATTAGCAAGAAGAGCAGCAAATAGTAGGGTATCAATTACATGACAATAACAAAACTTATAACAAGTCAGGCTCCTGATGCAAAACCCGTCGGAGTTTCTAAATCTATAACTAGTGCTGGTTGGACTACTTTAATAGAAGTGCCAGAATATGAAATACCCGAAGAAACATTCGGCGGGGGAACCATTACTGTACCAGGTGTTGCTGAAATTATCAGCCCTTTACTTATTACTAATATAAGTGCGGCAAGCATCGATGTAGATATACGAATTTATAGAAATACCGATACTACTAACTATTTAATTGCTACACAATTACCAATACCAGCATTTGATATTTTGCCACTTCCGTTAAATGGTCAATTTATTGCTAGTGGTGATAAACTAGAAATTACTAGTTCTGCAGCTAGTGGCATTAATGTGACAATATCTTATACAGTGGGTCAAGCTGAACAGGATGATGTAGACGGAATAGTGGAGACCGTATAATGGCTTTTAGGACAATCCGCGGTAAAACTTCTCTTCTTGGACAAGGATCTAAGTTAGAAACACCAATTAACCTAGACCCTCAAAACTTTGAGGGTGCTATTGTTTATGGTGATGATACATTTGTTTACTATTCAAATGGAACTCTGTGGATTAGATTAAATGAAGGTCTCCAAGGTTTACAAGGACTTCAGGGTATCCAAGGTTTGCAGGGATTTCAAGGCTTGCAGGGTATACCTGGTCAAGGATTACAGGGTCTACAAGGTTACCAAGGTATACAAGGTATTCAAGGCCAGGTAGGTCAAGGTATTCAAGGTATCCAGGGACCTCAAGGCATTCAGGGCGAACAAGGTACACAAGGAATTCAGGGCCCTCAAGGAATTCAGGGCCAACAAGGTATTCAGGGAACTCAAGGTATAATAGGACCTCAGGGTCTCCAGGGATCACAGGGTGTTCAAGGTAATCAGGGTATTCAGGGTCAGCAAGGTATTCAAGGTTCCACTGGTGAGCAAGGTATTCAGGGTCTTGTCGGGCAGCAAGGACTTCAAGGTATACAAGGTTCAATAGGAATTCAAGGTATACAGGGTGCTCAAGGCATTCAAGGAACTCAAGGTATTCAAGGAACTCAGGGAACACAAGGTGAACAGGGTATTCAAGGAACTCAGGGTGAACAAGGTATTCAAGGAATACAGGGTACTATAGGACCACAAGGAATACAAGGAACTCAGGGGAACCAGGGAACTCAAGGTGTTCAAGGAACTCAGGGGAACCAGGGAACTCAAGGTGTTCAAGGTACACAGGGTATTCAAGGTACTCAAGGGCCACAGGGTATTCAGGGACTTGTCGGTCAGCAAGGACTTCAAGGTATACAAGGTTCGATAGGAACTCAAGGTATTCAAGGTACACAGGGGACACAGGGTATTCAGGGGCCACAGGGTACTCAAGGTGTTCAAGGTATCCAAGGATATCAAGGAATTCAGGGATCTCAAGGTATTCAGGGGCCACAGGGTACTCAAGGTGTTCAAGGTACTCAAGGTCGCCAAGGTCTTCAAGGAACTTATGGGCCATCATTAACAATTATCGGATCTGTTCTTGATGTTTCAAATTACACACCCCCAGATGATGAACAAGATGTTTTAAATACTGCATTTAACACTGCAGTTGCGGGCAATGGTGTGATAGATCAAGCATCTGGCAATCTCTGGGTTTATGATGGTGTTAATTGGAACAATGTTGGACAAATTCAAGGTCCACAAGGCGCCCAAGGTACACAGGGTATAACAGGATCAGGAATTCAAGGTATTATTGGAAGCCAAGGTATTCAAGGTAATCAAGGTATCCAGGGGCCGCAAGGAACTCAAGGAACTCAAGGTATCCAGGGACCACAAGGTATCCAAGGACCTCAGGGTATTCAAGGTTCTATTGGCATTCAAGGTATTCAGGGTCCACAAGGTATCCAAGGGACACAGGGTACTCAGGGTATTCAAGGTTCTATTGGTTCCCAAGGTATTCAAGGCTCTATTGGTTTCCAAGGTATTCAAGGCACTCAGGGTGAACAGGGTGTCCAAGGTATACAAGGTTTGATAGGAACTCAAGGTATTCAGGGACCACAGGGTATTCAAGGAACTCAAGGCCGACAAGGTATTCAAGGTCTATTTGGTATTCAAGGTAACCAAGGTATTCAGGGTAACCAAGGTATTCAAGGTCTATTTGGTATTCAAGGTATTCAGGGTATTCAAGGTTCTATTGGTATTCAAGGTATTCAGGGACCACAGGGTATTCAAGGATCTCAAGGTATTCAGGGTATACAAGGATCTATTGGCGCTCAAGGTATTCAAGGCACTCAAGGTATTCAAGGCACTCAAGGTATTATTGGAAGCCAAGGTATTCAAGGTAATCAAGGCATCCAGGGGCCGCAAGGTATTCAAGGCGCTCAAGGTATTATTGGAAGCCAAGGTATTCAAGGTACTCAAGGTACTCAAGGTATACAAGGTCAAGTAGGACAGGGTATTCAAGGTTTACAAGGACCTCAAGGTCAACAAGGTGTGCAAGGAACTCAGGGCCCGCAAGGAACTCAAGGTGTTCAAGGTCAAATCGGTCAACAAGGTATCCAAGGCTCTCAGGGTGTTCAAGGTATTCAAGGCATTCTTGGTAATCAAGGTATTCAAGGTATTTCAGGATTTGTCGGAGCAGTAGGTTCTCAAGGTGTCCAAGGTATTCAAGGTCTATTTGGTAATCAAGGTATTCAAGGCCGTCAAGGTATTATAGGGCCAATAGGTGTTCAAGGTCTAAGAGGCGCTCAAGGTGTCCAAGGAACTCAAGGAACTCAGGGTGTTCAAGGTTTACAAGGTCTTGTTGGCCAAGGTATTCAGGGACTTCAAGGTGTTCAAGGTACATTCGGACCTGCGCTTACTGTTATTGGAAGTATTAGTGTAGCAAGTGATGCGGCACTTAAAATTGCGTTTCCAAGTGCAGTTTCAGGTAATGCTGTAATTGAAACCAGTACCGGTAAATTATGGGTTTATGATGGTGTAAATTGGTCTGAAGTAGGTCAATTCGTTGGAGCTCAAGGTATTCAGGGGCGCCAAGGTGTTCAAGGCATTCAGGGACTTGTTGGTCAAGGCATACAAGGTATTCAGGGACCTCAAGGTACTCAAGGTCTACAAGGTGTCCAAGGAATTCAAGGTTCAACTGGGTCTCAAGGTAGACAAGGTGTCCAAGGTATACAAGGTCTTGTGGGCCAAGGCCTACAGGGGCTTCAAGGTCGACAAGGTATACAGGGTGTTCCTGGGTCATTTGCCGCTCAAGGTATCCAGGGTGTTCAAGGTATATCCGGTCAAAGTTTCAATCAAGGCCTACAAGGTGTTCAGGGTACACAAGGCCGTCAAGGTTTCCAGGGAATATCGGGTCAAAGTTTTAACCAAGGTGTTCAAGGTGTTCAAGGGCAATCTGGTTCCGCAGTATTACAAGGTTTCCAGGGACTTCAAGGTACCGATGGTTTGTTTGCAGGACAAGGTATTCAAGGTCGCCAAGGTGTCCAAGGCCAATCTGGATCTGCTGTTGCTCAAGGTTTCCAGGGACTTCAAGGTACTTCAGGCTCTGCTGTTGCACAAGGTTATCAAGGTATACAAGGACAGTCTGGATCTGCTGTAGCCCAAGGTTTCCAGGGACTTCAAGGTACTTCAGGGCAAAGTTTCAACCAAGGCTTACAAGGTGTTCAAGGACAATCTGGTAATGCGGTTGCTCAAGGTTTCCAAGGACTTCAAGGTACTTCTGGTCAAAGCTTTAATCAAGGTCTCCAAGGTATTCAGGGTGTTCAGGGCGGCGGAGGTGTTATTGGTAACCAAGGTCTACAAGGTCGCCAAGGTGTCCAAGGAACTATTGGTGGTCAAGGTATTCAAGGTCTTTCAGGTGTAAGTTTCAACCAAGGTCTCCAAGGTCTACAAGGTCGCCAAGGTGTACAAGGAACTATTGGTGGTCAAGGTCTTTCAGGTGTTGGTGCTAACGGTTCACAGGGTATCCAAGGTATCCAAGGTATTCAAGGTCGCCAAGGTATTCAGGGTACTTTAGGTCTGCAAGGTATAACAGGAGTTGGGTCACAAGGTATTCAAGGGATCTTTGGTATCCAAGGTATTCAAGGTACTACAGGTGTTACTGCCGACCAAACAGTAAATACTTCGAGTAACGTACGATTTAACAGTCTTGGGGTAGGAACTACCGCATCTGGAACTGCAGGTGAAATTAGAGCAACTAATAATATTACTGCTTATTATTCCGATGATAGACTTAAAACTAGACTTGGGTTAATTGAAAATGCACTTGAAAAAGTTAAAACACTTGATGGTTTCTATTATGAAGCAAATGAAATTGCTCAGAGAATGGGTTACAAACCAATAAGAGAAGTCGGTATTTCTGCTCAGAAAGTGAAAGAAATTTTACCAGAAATTGTTGCTCCAGCTCCAATTGATGAAAGATATCTGACTGTAAGATATGAAAAAATAGTTCCACTTCTAATTGAAGCAATTAAAGAACTATCTGTAAAAATTGAAAGTCTGGAAGGGAAATAAGTAATGACCCTTCCACTATTTCCTAACGGAATATCAACAAATCAAATGAATGTCGAGTTGGCAAGAACTGACACGACAACTCTGACTATGAATGAAAATATTGTTCGGGATATGCTGGCAGGAGATACGCCAAATCTTGCGGCAGCACCATATGCAAATTTATCACAAATATCATTTTCGGATGGACACGGAAAAGATGCACCATTTAGAGCATCAATTTCTACTAATGCAAATGATGTTAATGTTAGAACATATTTAATAGGACTTGGATGGGATCAAGCTAAAAGAGTTGTATTAACAATAGATTCGGGTATTACGGTATCAACAACCAGTTCAGGTGCAGGTTTTTATGCCCTTACAGTTTCTGGCTCATTTCCTAAAGGTATTCGTATTGTTAATAACGGTACTATAGCAGGAAAAGGCGGTCCTGGTGGAAATGGTGGTGGTTCTCCAGCAACAAATTCAACATCATTACGAGGTACTGCTGGAGGTTCTGGAGGTGCTGCATTATATGCTAGCACTGCGGTGACTGTTATTAATAATGGTACTATAGCTGGTGGTGGCGGCGGCGGCGGCGGCAGTGCTGGTGTATATGCTGTTATGACTGCAAATGCTAAAAAGTTATGGGCCGGGGGTCCTGGCGGTGGAGGTGGTGCAGGCGGCACTGGAGGTACTGGAGGTACTCGCGGCACAACAACATGGCAATCTCCTATTATTCCTGCAATAACATATCCGACAAATGGTTCTAGTGGCACTGCCACAGCAGGAGGAAGTGGTGGTGATGGTGGTAACTATGCATTTAATGATGGATCCGGTGGTAGCGGCGGGTTGATCTGGTCAAATCCACCAAATGGTGGTAGCGGTGGGGCTTTGGGCAGTGCCGGAACAAGTGGAAATTCTGCAGGCGGGGCATTTGGTTCCGCGACTATTGTTAATGGATCTGCAGGCGGCGCTGGTGGAGCTGCAGGTCTTGCAGTTAAAGGGTCAAATTATGTTACTTTTTCTACATTAGGAACTGTAGCAGGCGGGACAGAAACAGTTTAATAGGAAAACAACATGCAAATCAAATATACATATAAAGTATTAAATGTTGATACAAATGGAAGAACTATGGAAGTTAAATATACATCACCAACTCATGGTGATATGAATGTATATACAAGAATTCCATATGAAGGTGAAACTTTAGAAGCTGTAATAGTCCAATATTCACCTGTTGCATATTGGATAGAAAAAGATGCAGTAGTTCAAACTATAGATGTTGCAGCTGCATTCGGTGCAATTGATTATTCTGATGAACCTACATTGGAAGAGCGCTCAGGACAAATGAGAGCAATCCGTAATCAACTGCTTCTTCTTTGTGACTATACACAACTTCCAGATGCACCTGCTTCGATCAATAAAGAAGCTTGGTCACTATATCGTCAAGAATTAAGAGATGTGACATCACAAGCTGGTTTCCCAGACAATATTGTATGGCCGACACCGCCTCAGTAATATAAATACTTGTATAGCCGAGTACTCATGAAAGGGGCGCGAAGATGGCAATCAAGATTCAAGGCACTACGATCATCAATGATCAAACTGCTTACATAGATTTAGCTGGAACTACAGCAGTCAAAGTTCCTGCGGGAACAACTGGTCAGCAACCAACTGGTGTTCTAGGTCAGTTGCGCTACAATACTACAACAAATTCGTTTGAAGGTTATAGTAATGCTGGTTGGGGTTCCATTGGCGGCGGTGGCGGAGCAGGTACTGATGAATTTGCAAGAACAATAGCATTTTTAGGATTATAATATGATACCTGTAAATAGTCTCATTACAAAATTAAATTCTGCTATAGCAACTGGTGGATTGACTAGTCTTGAATTAGCACAAGTTTTTGGTGCAATAGAATCAATAGAAAAAAGTGGTATAGGAGTTGTTACTGCAACTTTAAATTTACCGCCTGCTGCCAATAATAAAGGTAGATTTGTATACATCACTTCTGAAAGTAAATATGTATATAGCAATGGTATTACTTGGGACATTAATAATATACTTAGATTTCCAGATGCCAATGGATATGCATGGGGCACCGCTGTCTATGGTAGACTTGGCGATGGTACTACTGTTGCTAAATCATCACCTGTTTCTGTAATAGGTGGTTTTACAGATTGGGTTCAACTAAATGCTGGCTCTCAACATAGTTTTGGTATTCGTGCAAATGGGACTGCATGGGCGTGGGGTGCCGCCACCTCGGGAAAACTAGGTGATGGAACAACTGTTTCTAAATCATCTCCTGTATCGGTTGCAGGTGGGTACACTGATTGGGTTCAAGTAAGTGCAGGTGCCACACATAGTCTTGGCTTAAGAGCAAATGGGACTGCGTGGGCATGGGGCGCTGGTACAAACGGAAGACTTGGTGACAACACTGCAGTAGCAAAATCGGCTCCTGTATCGGTTGCAGGTGGTTTTATAGATTGGGTGCAAGTAAGTGCTGGCGCCATTCATAGTCTCGGTGTAAGAGCAAATGGAACCGCATGGGCTTGGGGTTCTGGTGCAAGTGGTATTTTGGGGGACAATACCACAGTATCCAAATCGTCTCCAGTTTTGGTGGTAGGTGGCTTTACAGATTGGATTCAAGTAAGTGCTGGTGCCACACATAGTCTTGGCTTAAGAGCAAATGGAACTGCTTGGGCATGGGGGCCGAGCACAAATGGCAGACTTGGTGATGGAACAATAGTTTCTAAATTGTCTCCAGTTTCAGTGGTAGGTGGTTTTACGGATTGGATTCAAGTAAGTGCGGGCGGCTTGAGCAGCGGGCATAGTGTCGGTCTTCGAGCTAATGGAACTGCTTGGGCATGGGGTTATAATACTAACGGTCAATTAGGTGATGGTACGGTTTCATCTAGAACATCACCAGTATCTGTAGTTGGTGGTTTTACAGATTGGGTTCAAGTAAATGCCGGGACCTCTAATAGTGTCGGTCTTCGAGCTAATGGAACTGCTTGGGCTTGGGGTGCTGCTATTTTAGGTGACAACACGGCAGTAGGTAAATTGTCTCCAGTATCTATAGTGGGATCCCTCAATTGGGTTCAAATAAGCACAAATGTTGCCCATATGTTAGGAATTAAAGCATGACAGCAATATTAAATATTATTGAAATTATAGTAGATAAAATTACTAATTCTACAACAGAACAAGAATTTCTATTCCTTTCTAAGATTATAGAAAAATTAAATGTAAATAAAGTAAAAACTGTAACTTTATATACAGATATGTTTGATGATTCTTATACATATGGTGATCTGTATTTTGTAGAAACTGAAAATTCTCTATATTATAGTTTTGGCCCTAATAGACTTAAGGTAGTAGAAGGAAGTCCAAGTCTATTCTCATTTGGCGAAAATGGATCTGGACAATTAGGCGATAATACCGGTATAGGAAAGCAATCACCAGTTTCAGTAGTTGGTGGTTTTACAGATTGGATTTATTCGAGTTCTGGATTTAGTCATAATCATGTAATTAGATCTAATGGTACTTTATGGGGTTGGGGATATAACGGCAACGGCCGAATAGGTGACAATACTGTTACAGTTAGATCATCACCTGTATCTGTTGTAGGTGGTTTTACAGATTGGACAGAAGTAAGTGCTGGAAATGCATTTTCTCTAGGTTTAAGAGCAAACGGAACTGCCTGGGCCTGGGGTAATAATACTAGGGGCCAATTAGGTGATGAAACAATAGTTTCTAAATTATCTCCTGTATCTGTAGTCGGTGGTTATGTTGATTGGATTCAAGTAAGTGCTGGGCCAGCCTCATTCCCGCATAGTGTAGGTTTAAGAGCAAACGGAACTGCCTGGTCCTGGGGTAATAATGGTAACGGACAGCTTGGAGATAACACTTTAGTATCCAAATCTTCCCCTGTATCGGTTGTAGGTGGTTTTACAGATTGGACACAAGTAAGCGCCGGAGGTTACCATAGTTTGGGAATTAGAGAAAATGGAACTGCGTGGGCGTGGGGAGCGAACACAAATGGAAGACTTGGTGATAATACTACAGTAGGTAAATCGTCTCCAGTGTCAGTAGTTGGTGGGTACACTGATTGGGTTCAAGTAAGTGCAGGTGATCGTCATAATCTCGGTATAAGAGCAAATGGAACTGCTTGGGCATGGGGTTATAATCTATATGGAAGACTTGGCGATGGAACGACTGTTTCTAAATCATCTCCTGTGTCAGTTGTAGGTGGTTTTACAGATTGGGTTCAAGTAAGTGCTAATATACATAGTGTAGGATTAAGATTAAATGGTACAGCATGGGGCTGGGGTGGAAATGGTAGTGGCCGCTTAGGTGATGGTACTGTTACTAGTAGATTATCACCAGCATCTGTCATTGGTGGATTTGGCAATTTTAATGATTGGGTTCAACTAAATGCTGGTGGTGCATTTAGTGTCGGTATAAGAACATTATAATATAAGGATTAAGTAATATGTCATATGGAATAGTACACAAAAATAGAGTAGTTGTAGGACCAATGGCTTGGTCCCAAAAGTATTTTACATCAGCTCTTAAAATTCGTCATAAAATAGATGCAAATATACCTGGCATTGAACCAGAAATATTGCCATATGTAATTGACAATGATACTAAAATTCATAGAGTTGTCGAAAATAGACCAGAATTAAATACTATGATTCATTATTATTATGGCCCAATTTGGGATTTTTCTAATGATATTATAATTGCAAATTATGAAGTAAAAGATATTTCTATTGAAGTTGCAAAAGATAATTTTAGATCGGTATTGGCATCTGAAAGATACAAAAAAGAAATTTCAAATACTAAATTGACTTTACAAAATCTTGAAATAACCATTGATACCTCCCGAGAAAGAAGAAATGTATACATACAAAAGTTTTTAACTATGAATGATGGTGAAGTAATAAATTGGAAATTTTCCGAAGGTTGGTTAACTATATCTAAAGAAGAATTAAGTATTATAGCTAAAGCATGTGCAGATTATATTCAAGATACATTTAATTGGGAAAAGTCATTAAATGAGCAAATTGATTCTTGCTTAACTACTGAAGAACTTTTAAATTTAGATTTTATTAACAAATTGGCTTAAGTATAATGGTATCAATAGTTAAAACAAATGCTGTAACAGAATTAGGTACATTAATAAGTGGATTATCTCTTTCTACCGAGACAACCAGTGAATTAGTTTTAATCCTAAAGACTGCATCTTTGGGTGATGTAGATTCTTCAACAATAAAAACAGAATTATTATCTAGATTAAATTCTGCTAATACTGCTACTAGTTTGGAAGAAATTGCTACATTAACAGCAGCTCTTCATCTTATAACTGAAAATAGAACAATTTTTGTAACAGATTTAACAGATTTAACTTTATTACAAGTAGATCCAGGTACAGTTGTTTTTGTTATAAATGAAAATTTACCATATGTTTATAGAAGTGATGATACTTGGGTTTTACTATTTCCAACATTGCAAAATCCAAAACCTTTAAATAATCTTTGGACTTGGGGTACGAATACTAACGGACAGTTGGGTGATGCAACAACAGTTTCTAAATCATCTCCGGTATCTGTAGTCGGTGATTATGTTGATTGGGTTCAAGTAGAAGCATTATCTTCTCATACTGTTGCTTTAAGAGCAAATGGAACCGCTTGGGCTTGGGGTCTTAATGATACAGGGCAACTAGGTGATGGAACTACAGTTTCTAAATCATCTCCTGTATCTGTAGTCGGCGGTTTTAGTGATTGGACCCAACTTAGTGGTGGATTTAAACACAGTTTAGGATTAAGAGGAAATGGAACATTATGGGCATGGGGTTATAATTTTGCTGGAGAACTTGGAGATGGTACTACAGTAGATAAATCATCACCAGTTTCAGTTGTAGGTGGTTTCACTAATTGGACACAAGTAAGTTCAGGGCAGAGACATATTGTAGCTCTCAGAGCAAATGGGACCGCATGGGGTTGGGGTGATAATTCATTCGGAAGAATTGGTGATGGTACTACAGCAAATAGTTCGTCACCTGTATCAGTAGTAGGTGGATTTACTAATTGGATACAAGTAAGTGGCGGTGGGGTACACAGTTTGGGTGTCCAAGCAAACGGAACTGCTTGGGCTTGGGGTGGTAATTCAGCTGGTTCGTTAGGAGACGGTACAACAACAAATACATCATCCCCAGTATCAGTTGTTGGTGGTTTTACTGATTGGACACAAGTAAGTGCTGGAAGTAATCATAGTTTAGGACTAAAATCAAATGGAATTGCTTATGCCTGGGGTTCTGGTCAAGATGGAAAATTAGGTGATGATACTGTTGTGGCTAAATCATCACCAGTATTAGTTGTCGGCGGTTTTACCGATTGGGTACAATTGGATGGAGGGCAGTCACATAGTCTAGGTTTAAGAGCAAACGGAACCGCGTGGGCTTGGGGAATTAATACAGCTGGAGAATTGGGAGATAATACCGCAACAACAAACACATCATCACCTGTATCAGTTGTTGGTGGTTTTACTGATTGGGTGCAAATAAGTGCCGCAACTTCAGTCGGTACCTCGACACATAGTGCAGGAATCCGCGGCGGCTAATCTATATAAATAAATCTATATTATTACTATGAGGTGAAAAATTATGAAACTAAATATTGGTGCCGGAGATACAAAACTCGAAGGCTTTATTACATTTGATTACGATAAAAATGCAAATCCAGATTACATCGTAAATTTAGAAAAAGATAAGTTTCCACTTGAAGATAATTCGGTAGAAACAGTGGTTGCTCATCATATTCTAGAGCATCTTGGTGATGGCTACTTCCATTGCCTTAAAGAACTATATCGTGTATGTAAACACGGTGCAATACTAGATATTCGTGTTCCACACCCTAGACATGATTCATTCCTTGCAGATCCAACACACAGAAGACCAATTACTGTAGTTGGATTACAGCTTTTCAGTCAAAAATTCAATAAACACTGTCGTGAAGAAGGTTATGCTTCTTCTCGGCTTGGTGAATACTTTGAAGTTGATTTTGAAGTTTTGGATTATAGATACACACCAGACGATAATGCAAGATTAAAACTTCAAAATTTATCTGCACAAGAAATTGAAGATTATGCAAATGAGCATAATAATATTGTTAGTGAAATTCAGATTAAATTAATTGTAAATAAAGAATGATAGAATATCTTAAACCCGTCGTAATAGACTTAATAAATTGTGATGAACGAAAAAAGGCATGGGATCTGATTGATTTTTATCTATCTCATGCCAAAACAATATCTGATTATGATGCGCTCGGATATGTATCTTTAAAATCTGATAAGAGAGATACATATTTACATTGTGCAGAAGCAACATATGCACTTGCAAATACACCAGAACAAATATATAATACTAGAATTAATCTATACAAAGCATATAATATGATGAACTATCCAGAAAAAGCATTGTATTATATAGAACACAATTTAAGTATTAAACCTGAAGATTTTGATGCATTATGTCAAAAGGCTTCTAATATTTCTTTACTTGGAGATAAAGAAAAGGCAGAACAAATTATATTTGATTTAATGGATAAATTTCCACAAAGAAAATATGATCTAGATGTTATGCTTTGCGGAAAATATTTGCGTGAAGGGCAATTAAAGAAAGGCATGCATGCCTTTCTTGGAAAATATAAAGGTAATGGTGTATTTTCTGATAAGCTAAAAATGACACAGTGGGATGGTATTATAAGCCCAGGTAAAACAATATATGTTGATGGAGAAGGTGGAATTGGAGATGAAATAATCAATATACGTTTCTTTGATTATCTTAAAAAATTTGGAATGCGACCAATTTTATACTCTGTAGGAAAATACAGAAAAGATACAAATTCACTTTTCCACAGGCACGGTTATGAAATAGTAAATGATATATATTCTATAGATCCTCGATGCACATGGGTGCCATTAATGAGCATTCCATCAGTTTTAGACTTAACTGAAGATGATCTTTGGAAAGGTACTTATTTAAAACCTTTGAAAAATCCAAAGAATATAATAAAATCAGACAAATTCAAAATAGGCATTAAATGCTCTGGGAATCCATATTTTGCACAGGATGAATATAGAAAAATTGCAATAGAACAGATGTTAAGTTATCTTCCAGAAAATTCTGAAATCTATTACATCGACAAGGAAGAAAAGAATCATCCGCGAGTAATAGATTTAAGTTCTAGAATTGAAAGCTGGGAAGATACACTCGACTTCATAGATCAGATGGATTGTATTGTATCTTCGTGCACAAGTCTAGTACACGCAGCAGGTGCTATGGGAAAAACTACATTTGTTGCTATTCCTATTGCTGAATATTACATATGGACAACAAGTAGAAAAGATAATTCATCTCCTTGGTATGGTGATAATTTTAAAGTTATGAGACAAACTAAAATCAGAGATTGGGATAATCCACTTTCCGAAATAAGTAAACACGTTATTAAATTAATGAATGAGGTGAAACGTGACTAAACAATACCATTTTATTACTGGCCTTCCAAGATCTGGCTCGACCCTTTTGAGTTCTATTCTTAGACAAAATCCAAATTTCCATTCTTCAATTACAGATCCACTTGCAATGATGGTGAAAGGTATTATTGAAACTTCAAATGATGGACCTGGAATAAAAGTCGAAGTTCCAGTTGAACGAAGAAAGAATACTATAGGAGGATTATTTGAAGGATTTTATAAACACATTGACAAACCAGTAATCTTTAATACTAACAGGGCATGGACTCTTCTTACCCCACAAATTAAAGATATGTTTCCAAAATCAAAGCTTTTGGTATGTGTTCGTGATATAAATTGGATTATTGATTCATTTGAAACTGCTCACAGAAAAAATCCATTTACGGTGAATACTGTTACTGGCGGACTTGACGGTACTGTTTATTCAAGAGTAGAATTACTCATGGAAGAAAAAGGTATTGTAGGTTTTCCTTATCTAGGACTTAAACAAGCAATTACAAGTTCTGAAAAGAATATGCTAATGCTTATTGAATACAATGAATTATGTAAAAATCCTGAAAGAATGATGAAATCAATTTACAATTTCATCGGTCAAGATTATTATGAACACGACTTTGATGATGTCGAAGCAAGTTGGGATGAATATGATGCAGAAATTGGAATTAATTTACATCAAGTACGCAAGAAAGTAGAGTTTATTCCTAGACAATTTATTATACCACCTGATATTCTTCAAAAGTATTCCAATATGGAAGTCTGGCGATAATGTCTTTAGATATTATTCTAAGAACTTGTGATCATTCAAATGTTCATGCCGATTGGAGAGTTCGGTATGTAGATAAAACAAAAATGGATATCATCAAAGGATGTGTTAAATCATTACTGAATAGTTGTAAACGACTTGATAATGTTTCTATAACTATACTTGATGATCATTCAAGTGATGAAACTGTAAATTGGTTAGAAACCGAGTTGAATAATAGTAAAATACCAGGTAAGTTAATAAGACTAGAAGGTGTAGGTTATAATAATTCATCACACGAACAATGGAAACTTTGTCGAGATAGTAATGCAGATTTAGTCTATTCAATAGAAGATGATTATTTACATTGCTCAACAGCAATACAAGAAATGATAGATTCTTTTGAATTATTCTCTCATAGATTAAAAAGAGATGATATTGTCTTATATCCGTTTGACGAACCTTCGGAATATAATCCACCAAATAGAAAAGATTTTATAGTTCATGGGTCTGCAAGACATTGGAGAACAGGTGTATTTACAACCCAAGTTCTTTTCTGCAAGCCAAAACTATTTAGAGAACATTGGGATTTATTTGAAACATTGTCTCTCAAATATAATGGAGATTACTTAAATCCTCGCACTGAACACTTTGAGGAATCAAATACGATTTGGAAATTATGGACTGAAGGCAATATAATTAGATTTAATCCCATACCCAGTCTTGCATTACATTTGCAATTCATAGAACAGAAAGACCCATTTATCAATTGGGAAGAATGGTGGAGAGAATACACAAAATGAGCAATAATTTTCCTGTAAATAGATCAGTTATTAACTATATACACGCTCGAGATTATTTCCCAAAAGGTGAAATTGAATCCCTTCGTCCATTAGTAAACGATGTTCATTGGACCGAAAAGAAATTCGGCCAAGAAATGGAACACTTTAATCTAATCTTTAAAGATATTGATATTGTTCTCGGAAAAATGTCTGGTGATCTTTTAGAAATAGATCGACCAAATTCTGGAACTTTAAGAAAAACAATGCACGAAATCATACACTTTGAAGATTTTGAAGATCTTAATGATTGGCGCTTTATTGTTGCATTAGATGAGAATGAGTTTAAAACATATATTCACAAAGATGGTTATAAGAGTTTATTGGATTACATTAAAGATGAAAATGAAGAAAAACCGATGTTAGAATATTTAAATAAAGAACACTGGGAAGAAGAAGCAACTATCAAGATGAAACCAAATGATGTTCTATTTTATAGACCATGGCTATTTCATTCATTTCAAGATGGTATTCTACACTACTACAAATTAAAGGTTATTTAATGCGGGTTTTTGTGAATGGATCATTTGACCTTTTACACACAGGACATCTAGATCTACTATTTTATGCCAAAAGTCTCGGTAAACACTTGCATGTTGCAATAGACTCAGATGAACGAATACAAGAATTAAAAGGTTTTGATAGACCTGTAAACCCTTTACATATCCGAAAGGCTATCATGCATGCTCTCAAGCCAGTCGATAGTGTGAGTGTATTTAGCACCGATGAGGACTTGATAAATACCATCAGAGGTTATTCACCAGACATTATGGTGAAGGGTTCTGATTGGGTCGGTAAAAAAGTTATCGGATCAGAATACTGTGGAAAAGTTATATTTTATGAGAGAGTGAACAATGAATCCACCACAAAAATCATTCAAAATTTTATTGATCGGCGACAGTTGCTATGATGTATATCACTTTGGTGAAGTCAAACGGATAAGTCCAGAAGCTCCAATTCCAATCTTTGATCTGAAATATTCAACAAAGAAATATGGAATGGCTTCAAATGTGTACGAGAACTTGAAAGCACTCGGTGCGACCGTTCATATACACACAAGTTTCAAAGAAACAAAGAATCGCTATATAGATATCAAGTCAAAACAGCAACTTTTACGTGTTGATGAAAAGAACAATAAAACTGATTTTAATGAAATCGAGTATGAATATATTGAATATGATTCGTATGATGCAATAGTTATTTCAGATTATGGCAAAGGTTTCTTCAATAGATCAGATTATGATATTCTAAGAGAAAATTTTGAAGGCCCTATTTTCATAGATACTAAAGATTCTTATCTGGATCATTACGAAGGTGCTATTGTCAAAATAAATCAACATGAATATGAAAAATCTGATAAAGGTTTTAGATTAGAAAATCTTATTGTCACTTACGGTGGTGAAAAAGTGACATGGAAGGATAAAGTATTTTATCCACCGAAAGTAGAAACACATGACGTATGTGGGGCAGGTGATACATTTTTGGCAGCACTTGCTATAAGATATCTCGAATCTGAATCACTAGAAGAATCAATCGAATTTGCAATGAATGCAGCTGCGGTCACTGTAAAACATACAGGGGTTTATGCTCCTACAAGAGAGGAAATAGAACATGACAAGACTTGAAGGGCGAATAGAAAAAGGCTGGGGAAGTGAACTAATTTGGGCAACAAATGATAAGTATTGTGGAAAGTTACTACACTTTAAGAATGATGCAAAATTTTCAATGCACTTTCATGCTGAAAAAGATGAAACGTGGTATATCTTAACAGGTAAATTCATTGTTAGTTGGATAGATACAAAAACAGCGGAAAAGAAATCACTAGAATTGAGACCTGGTTCTACATGGAGAAATGTACCTCTTGTACCTCACCAATTAGAGTGTCTTGAAGAAGGTACAATCATTGAGGTTTCAACACCAGATTCAGTTGAAGATAACTATAGAGTTAGCCCAGGGGACAGTCAAAAATGAAAGTATTAGTAACTGGTCACAAAGGCTTTATCGGCCAAAATATGTGTAAGGCTATTCTTGCTGAAGGTTGGGAGTTGGAAACTTTTGATATAGTCGATAATCCAACAGCAAGACCAAAAGATCTAAATTATGATGGTGTTAATTGTGTCATGCATTTAGGTGCAATCAGTTCTACAACAGAGACTGATGTTCATAAAATTATGGACTTGAATTTGTGTTGGTCTATAGAACTATTAGAAGAATGCAGAGAAAGAGGGATTGATATGCAATTTGCATCTTCTGCATCTGTATATGGTCAAAATAGAAATGCTAGAATTTTATGTGAAGATGACATTTGCTATCCTGTAAATTATTATGCACTCAGTAAATACATGTTCGAGAAATATGCAAATAAAAGAACTTATGTTGCATCTACATTACAAATTTTCCGATATTTCAATGTTTATGGTCCGCATGAAGAACACAAAGGATCACAAGCAAGTCCATTTACTCAATTTGCTAAACAGGCAAAAGAAAATGGTGTGATTAAAATATTTAAAGGTTCTCGTGAGTTTACACGTGATTTTGTGCATGTAGATACAGTAGTTGCTGCACACATACGAGCTTTAAGTAAAATAGATCTATTTGCTGGGGGAACCTATAATGTTGGTTCAGGCTATTCAAGAAGTTTTCTTGATGTTGCCAAAGACATTGCCCTCTTGTATAATGCAGAGATAAAAGAAATTCCATTTCCTGAAAATCTTAAAGAACATTATCAGTATCACACCCAAGCAGATATTAGTAAATTAAATGATTTATTATTTTATGGATTATAATCCAATTATACCATACTTTCAGTCTTTGTCAATGGAATAAATAGACACCTTCTATTATAAATAGAAATAAAAGAAGGGTGTGTTCAATGTCAACCAGAGCAAACTTATACGTAGATCAAGGTGTAGATTTTGTTACATCGCTAAATCTTTTCACAGATGTGGGTGATGAATTTGATATCACAACGCAAGAATTTTCATGTGATGTTCGTAAAGTATATTCAAGTACTATTATATTTAGTGCTGACATTATGGTAGAACCAGGTAATGTTCCTGGTTTACTAGAAATGGAATTTTCAGGTATTGTTACTGCTAATACAGATCCAGGTAAATATCAATATGATTTAATAATGACGAGCTCGAGCGGAAAAAGAGAGAAAATCTTAGAAGGTTTACTATTTCTACTTCCTACAATTACTAGAGGTTAAGCATGGCAATTAATGTTACAATTACACCTGCTGCCAATATTGAAGTAAGAAGAAAATCAAATCCTAGAATCTTAATTAATCAATCAGATTTGTCTATTAAAAATTTAGGCGATATTGCAGATGTAGATTTGACCAATTTAGAAGATGGTTCTCTTCTAATTTATGATATATTAACACAAAAATTTGTTGCATCAAGACTTCTAGAAAAGCAAGAAATTGACGGTGGTGAGTTTTAATATAAATATCCATAATAGTTATGGTAACAAAGTTTTCATAACTAAAAGGTTATTAACACCACGTGAGGATAAATGCCAACAAGAATAAAACTCAAAAGAACTGGTGTCCCCGGTAGAGTTCCAACTACAAATCAGTTGGCACTTGGAGAGCTTTCAGTTAATACTTATGATGGTAAAATATCTCTCAAGCGCAGACAGGGTGAATTAGAAGAGATAGTTAATTTTATCTCTAGCAATCCAGTTGAGAATGTCATATATGTTCAAAAGAATGGAAGTGATGCAAATACTGTTTCTGGATCAACGTGGGATGAAGCTTATCTTACTATAGAGAGAGCAGTAGATGCTGCTTGGGCACGAGACGGGCTTTTAACACTTATAGATATCGGACCGGGTGAATATGAAACGCGCGGAAATATTGATCTTCCTGATGATTGTATTGTAAGAGGTGTTCATAGATCTGTTATTGTTAAGCCAGAAAGTGGTTTTGAAGAAAACAATGTATTTGGATTAGGTTCAGGTTGTTTTGTCGAAGGAATACTTTTTGAAGGTTGGAGACTTGATGATTTAGATGATCCAACGGTAGGGTTTGCTTTCTGTTTTAGACAAGGCTCTGTGATAAGAAGAGCCCCTTATGTTCACAAATGTGCTGTAAGAACTAATCCTTATTGGGACAATGTCGCCCCACCACTCGATCGAGAAAATGGAAATCCATTAGTAGGCCGTGGTGCTGGTGTAGTTATAGCAGATGGGTCTGTGTGTTCACAATACTCAATTTATCCGAATATTATGACATGGGGAGCAACACCTGTAAGTCACAACGGTATTGGATATGTTGCTAAAAATGGCGCGCTGATAAATGCTGTCAATGCCATAAGTATTTGGGCTCATAAACACTTTTTAGCTTTATCTGGTGGCCAAATAATACTTTCATCATGTTCTACTCAATTTGGCGATTACACTATGGTTTCAAGTGGAAGTAGAAATATTATAGTACCAACAGAAGTACCTGAAAATACTTTAACAATACAAACTACAGCATCAACTGCGATTGATACAGCTACAAGTACCATCATAAATAATATGTGGAATAGTTTAGTAGCACAAAATTATACAGTTGGTTGGAATGCTGAAGATGAAGCATTCACAAGAAGAGATGCTGCAACACTTTTACAATCTTTAGAATGGGTTCTTCAAACCGCTAATCAAAAACCAATGCTCGATTTTGCAAAAGGTTTATTTGATACAAATGGTAATAAAGCATATAATTTAGATAAAGAAGAAGCTTTTATATATTCATTTACGTTTATGCGAGATGCAATACTTGCATTACCAAACGTAAATAACAGTGCTGACAGTATAGTATCAGCACTAGTCGCAGCTCTTATTAATACAATCGAAAATCCGGTCACATCAATACAACCATCTACTATTACTGCAATTAGTCATACTTGGACTGCTATTATGGCAGGTGTTGCACTTACAAAGATACCACCTGCAAGAAATGAAACTAATATTGAAGAAAGTATATTAGAATTAAATAATGGTGTTGTAATAGCATCAGGGCAAGATGATCAAGGCTCTGCACTCTTTATTGGTGGTATGAAGATTGATGCAGATACTGGTGAATTAACAGGCCCGCCATTTGAACAAGCAGTTAATAGAATAGCAACAAGAACCGCCATCGCAAGGAGCTTTTAATAATGGCTAGAATTACTTGTAGAACACCTTCTACTGGAAAATCTCTTAGACTCGCACAAAGTAATATAGATAATACTTATGTTGTTATTGCAGAAGCTCCAGATTTTTCAGTTCCAGATGCATCAAATAAATTTACAGAGCGCGATCCTACTGATGTTGGAAGAGCTATTAGACCAGGTGAAATATTTTTCTTAACTCCATTAGCCGCAAGAAATAAAGATACCGAAACGAGATGGTTTGAAACTATTTTAGTAACAGAGGATTTTGAAACAATCGAGATTGGAAAAGTAGAAGTACCTGCTGGTGATACGGCTTTTATCCCTCTACAAGGTAGAAGTATCTTTAAACGAATAGCTAATACTGTTATTGGTGATACGGTTCAAGTTCGTGCAGAAGTTTCAAATGTGTTTGATATTTGGATTGCTGCGGAAGAAAAACTATCAAGCGAGCACGTTGGAGTAGTTTAAATTAAATGACAAAATTTTTATCAGATAGAGTAAAGAAAACTCCACCATCAAAAGTATCTGCAGAAAGATACCAGTTTTTAAAACTTTCAGAAGCTGAACCAGATCTTGGGGTGCCAGCTGCAAATAACTATGTACTCACATCTGATACAGATGGAAATAGATTGTGGACTGACTCTGTTATTTTACAAGGTTTTACTGGATCCAAAGGTGATATAGGATTTACTGGCTCAAAAGGTGATATAGGATTTACTGGATCTTTGGGTTTCACAGGCTCACTTGGCTTTACTGGTTCCAAGGGTGATATAGGATTTACAGGATCCAAAGGTGATGTAGGTTTCACTGGTTCATTAGGTTTCACTGGATCCAAGGGTGATATCGGATTTACTGGTTCTAGTGGTTTCACTGGTTCTATTGGATTTACTGGTTCCAAGGGTGACATAGGATTTACTGGATCAAAAGGTGATATAGGTTTCA